CCTGGATGATGAGGCCCTTCACGTCGTAGTAGCGGGACGGGATCGAGCCGCCGAACTGCTGGGCGTCGAGCTCCATCGCCACGAGCGCCGTGTGGGGATAGGTGAACTGCCCCTCGACGATCGTGGTGTAGCTCTCCCAGATCAGGCCGGCCTGCATGTAGTCGACGGTCGGATCCGGGCTCTCCCGGCGCACGCGCAGCGAATACGGGTGGCCGCCCGGCGGCAGGCTGACGACGCTCGCGCGCTCGTAGGGCGAGGTGGTCTTCTGCTGGAGCAGGAGCTCGCGGTGGACCTCGGTCCACTGGCCGCCGTTCGGGCGGATCTCGATCATGTAGTCGAGGTCGTTCGGCAGCAGCGAGCCGTTCCGCGGGTTCTGCACCACGAGGGTCGGGATCTGGCAGACGACGCGCACCGAGGTCGCGTTCTCGTCGGCGATCGTCCGGACCGGCGGCTCCTGCGACTTCTTGATCTCGACGCCGACCGAGTAGGTGGTCTCGGACGAGGCCATGCCGATCAGCGGCGGCTGCTCGGGCTGGCCGTGCCGCTCCTGCCAGGTCACGCCCTCGAAGTTGTAGGTGCCGTCGGCGTTCTGGAGCGAGGTCTGATCGAAGAAGATCGACTGCGCGCCGTTGACCAGGCCGACGATCTCGCCCTCGCCCAGCACCTCGACGAGGCGCGCCTTGGCGTCCGAGCGCAGCGTGTTGGAGGCGTCCGACTTGCCGGCGCTGCTGCCGCCGAGCTTCGCCGAGCTGCCACCGCCCGAGCCGCTCACGTCAGCGCTGACTGACTCCAGCGCGCGCAGGTCCTCGATCATCGCGTCCATTTAGAAGCCGCCCTTCGTGTCGCCGGAGCCGGTGGTTCCCGTCACCTGCCCGGTCTTGATCGAGGTCGTGGTTGAGCCATCCTCGTTGATCTTGGTCACGGTGCCGTCCGGGCTCGCGCCCATCGCGATGTCCTCGACATCGAGGCCGGTCGAGGCCGCGATCGAGCCGCACATCACGCGCCCGTAGATGAGGGGCACGGCCGTGCCCTGCTCGGTGCCGTTCGTCGGCCCGGAGAAGGCGAAGCTGTCCTCCTTCTTGCCGGTGTCGGACGACTCCTTCTTGGTCATCATCTGGGCCGCGCCCGAGACCGCGAGGCCGAGGCCGAGCACCGCGACCGAGCCCCACATGCCGCCCGAGGTCAGACCTGCGAGCGGGGCGGCCAGCGTGCCGCCCGAGGCGAAGATCGCGACGCCGACCAGCGCGACACCCAGGATGGCCTTGAGCGCGCCGCCCTTGGCGCGGCCGGCCGCGACCGGCACCAGGTGCAGATCCGCCTGGCCGAGGCGCAGGGTGTTGATGTCCTCCTCGCCGAGCCGCAGCCCGGTCCGGCGCTCGCCGCGGATCACCTCGTAGGAGCCCTGCTTCAAGGCCTCGAGGAAGCCCTTCACCTGGACGCCGATCCCGCGGATGCACTCGCCAACGGTCGCGGCGTCGAGCCGGAACTCCGGGCCGAACTCGCGCTTCAGGCGGCCGTGCAGGATGACCCTACGCATGGGCGTTCTCCTTCAGGAGCGCGTCGAGGCTCTCGTGGCGCAGCCACTTCTCGACGGCGCGCAGCCAGATCCCGATGGGCTCGCGACGCGACACCCGGGTCGGCAGGTGGTGGAGGATGAGGTTCGAGCCGAGGTAGACGCCGCCGTGGTTGAGCTGGGTCACGCCCGGCCCGAGCTTCACGAGGAAGCAGTCGCCCGGCATCACCTCGGAGACCGGGATCTCCCGGAAGCCGACGTCCGCGAAGGCCGCGTAGAGGTCGCGCTTGTCCGCCTCGTAGTTCGGATCCCACCAGCCGTCGGCGCGCGCCTGCGGCCGCAAGCTGACGGGCGGCAGCGGCCACTCCTTGGTGACGTCCTGGGCGGCCAGCCCCTCGCGGCCGAGCGCGAAGGCGTGGCGCACGAGCTCGTAGCAGTCGGTGACGCCGTGCCGGAACGGCCGGCCGATCAGCGGCCCCTGGTCGACCGTGTCACCCCAGATGATCGGGTCGGCGCAGTCCTTCCCGTCGGTGGCAAGGATCACCCAGGGCAGGTCCGTGTCGATCTGGCCCTGCATGTCGGCCTCGGACGGGAACAGCGGCCCGTGCGGGTGGCTATGGATGACGGCCTGGACCTCCCTGCCCTGCTCGCGCAGGCGCGCGAACACCTCGCCCGGGATGACGAAGTCGCGCTCCGGGTCGGCGGCGTAGTTGGTCACGGGCTTGTAGCGACCGTTGACCAGGAGCCCGCAGGCCTCCTTGGGGAAGTCGCGCAGCGCGTGGGCGCGCGCGGCCTTCAGCGCGGCGTTGGGGAGCTTGAACATCACTGGGTCCGCACGCGGGCCATGCCGGGGAACGACCAGGTCGGCAGCGCCGCGTTGGTGCCGAAGCGGGCCTGGCAGTCGACGAGGCGGCGCCCGCACACGTCCTGGGCCGGGTCGGAGACCGGGTTGGCGTTGCGGTCGAAGCAGGCCGAGCCGGTGTAGGGGCAGCTCGCCTTCTCGTAGGAGAAGGCCCCGTTCTTGAAGCGCCGGTAGCGGGCGGTGCAGGTGTCGCGCAGCATCTGCCGGCCCGGCAACTTGCGGCCCTGCTGGTCGAAGGAGGCCGACAGCTCGAACTCGATGTAGACGGGGTTCTCGTCGGTGAGCTGCTCGACCTCGAAGGTGTCCGGGCCGTAGAAGGCCGTCGGGTCCGCCTGGGCGCCGCCGTCGAGGAACTGGGCGAAGGTGCGCACGCGCTGCACCGTGCAGCCGATCAGCTCGTCGCCCCAGGTGTTCACGAGGTGCTGGATCACCTCGTTGGAGTTGGCGAAGCGGATCTTGGGCTGGGGCAGCGAGCCCTGGCCGTTGGTCTCGTAGTCCGAGAAGTCGATGTCCACGGCCGTGTAGATGACGCCGCCGAACGACACCTGGCCGTCCGGGTTGGCCGACTGTGTGAAGTAGTAGACCGGGCCGCCGATCGACGTCGTGTCCAGGCGGAACAGGTAGACCTGCTCGCCCGGGCTCAAACTCTGGACGGTGGCGTGGATCGACGACATGGCTGCCCTTGGGTGAGCGGCCATCATAAGTCAGCGCTGACTTATCGTCCAGGGGTCAGACGAGGGTGAAGCACTGCCGCAGCGTGGCTTCCATCGTGTTCGGGGTCCCGCGCTTGCGGCTCCACTCCTCGCAGGTCCACAGGATCGGGGCGTCGTCGTCGGAGAGCGTGTAGTAGAACGGCTCGTAGCCGCCGCGCGCGACGAAGAACGCCTCGATCTCCTTGGCCTGGGCCGGGGTGAGGACCTCCCAGGAGAGGTCCACCACCTTGCGGATGTGGTTCATGCCGTCGCCGGCGACCTGCGTGTAGCCGTCGCCGAACTCGGCCTTGAGCAGCTTCAGCTCCGGCTTGTCGTTGCTCTCGGTCGGCGGATACGCCGGGGTGAAGGTCGGAACGGCCATCTCGCGGTCCTCAGTTGTTGAGCATGTTGCCCGGGCGCTGCTGCGTGGCGAGCTCCTTCTGGATCATCGCGCGCATCATCGTCTGGACCTGCGTTGCGGTCTGCTGGGCGAGGTCGGCGTTCTGCTCCTTGGTGCCGCCGGCCGCGTTCATTGTGATCGCGGGCGCGAGGGTGATGACGTTGCCGGCCTGCGCGCCGCCCATCGCCTTCATCTGCTCCTTGGTGAACACGCCCTCGCCCCGCTGGGCGATGATCGGCACCTCGTCGGCGCCGATGATGCCGCCCGTGTGGAAGCGCGGGGCCTGGCCGAAGATCGACGGGCTGACCGAGCGCGTCATCGAGAAGCCCGCGCCGACGATGCCGCCGGTGTGCATCGCGCCGAACAGCTTGGCGCCGCCGCCCGTGGAACCGGCCGCCTTCGCGCCGCCGCCGAGGAGCGACTTCGCGCCCGAGCCCAGGCCGGTGCCGCCGATCACCTGCGAGAGGAGATACTTGATCCCCATCTTGGTGATGTCCTTGGCGATCGACTGGAACAGGTCCGCGAAATTCGCCTTGCCGGTCGTCACGAAGGTGGCGAGCTGGTCGGTGGCGCTGTCGAGCCAGCCGGTCGCGGCCTTCTGCATGTTGTTGCCGAGGTCGGCCCACTCCTTCTGCTGCTTGCCCAGCGGCGAGGAGGCCTCGATGCGCTTGCGCTCCGCGATGATCCGGTCGGCGAGCACCTTCTCTACGGCCGCGCGCTGGTCGGCGTTGCCCGAGACCTGGTTGAGCAGGTCGTTGAGGCGCTTCACCTCCTCCTGGTAGCTCGCCTCGCGCGCCTCGTCGGCCGTCATCAGCCCGCGGTTGATCTCGCGGGTCTTCTTCTGCTCGGCCTGGATCGTCGAGGAGACCTCGTAGTCCTTCATCCGCTGGAACAGGGCGTCGTTGGCCTTGGACAGCGCGTCGTAGCCCTCCTGGGTGAAGGACGGGTCGACCTTCATCAGCTCCTGGTAGCGCTGCTGGTCGCGGAGCTGCTCGGCGCGGGCGCGCTGGACGCTGGCCGGCAGCTTGTAGGTGCCCTCCTCGTCGAGACGCGCCTTGAGCTCGGCCTCCTTCACGTCCAGCTCGTCGCTCTGCTTGGCGCGCCGGTCCTCGGCCTGCTTCAGCCGATTGCGCTCCTGCTGGGCGCGCGAGGCCGCAGCCTCGACCTCGTCGAGCTTCTGGGCGGCGGCGATCAGCTCCTTGTAGCGCTCGGCGTCCGGGTCCTTCTGGCCGTCACCCGAGCCGAACTTGCCGTCGCGGATCAGGCGCCGGGTCTCGGACACGCGCTTGCCGTAGCCCTCCTCCTTCTCGGAGGCCTTCTCGGTCAGGTTGATGATGTTCTTGAGCGCGTCCTGCACCTCGTTGTCGTTCTGCTCGATGGTCGCGAGCTGCTCGGCGGCGCGCGCCATCGACAGCTTCTCGGCATCGGCCTGCGGGATCGTGGTCGGGATCTTGGCGCGGCTGTCCGTCGGGTTCACCGGGTAGTAGCCGGAGTCCTGCTCGACCGTGTTGCCGCCCTGGCGCCGGATCGTGTCGCCATACCAGTCACGCGCCTTGCCGGCGCCGGCCTGCGACTGGAGACCCTCCCAGGTGCTCTTGAGCGCAGCGACGACCTTGTCGGAGAAGCCGTTGTCCTGGAGCTCCTTCAGCAGGTCGCCGCCGCCGGTGTTGCGGGCGAAGTCCTGCATCGCGAGCTTCCAGGCCGCCATGTCCTGGTTCTGCGGCGTGAAGGGCTGGCTGCCCATGCCGAGGCTGTCCCAGGTCGAGGCGACGATCTGGTAGCGGCCGGCAGCCGACGACGGCCCGTTCGGCGAGGGCTCGTAGATGCGCGGGTGCTGGTCGTAGCTGTCGAAGGTCTTGCCGCCGTCGGGCGAGTAGCGGACGTTGTAGCGGCCAGCGCTCTCCGGGCCCGAGATCGCGTTGAGGAACGCGAGGGCGGCCGCCGGCAGGTTCGTCGAGACCGGATCGGTCGAGGCGCCGCCCGTGACCGAACCGTTGCGGCTGACCGGGGAGTTCGGCACGCGGATGTTGGCGCCGATGTTGAGCTCGGTGAGCGCCGAGGCATCGCCCCGGACCACGCCCATCCAGCGCGCGAGCTCCTTCATCTTCTCCAGCGCCTGGTCGGATCCGCCGACGCCCTGTCCGCCGAGCAGCTTGCCCCACACCGCGGAGGCGGCGTCGCCGGCTTCCTTCTGAGCGGCCTGGAGCTGGGTCCGGGCAGCCGCAATGGCGCGCTCCATCGGGGTCTGGTTCGAGCCCATCCCCTTGTAGAGGTCGTTGTTCAGCCCGACGACGATCTTGTCGACCGCGGAGATGTTGCGGTTGCGCGCCTCGAAGAGGTCCTGCTCGGCCTTCTGCTGGGCGTTGGTGGCGTCGCGGTCGAACTTGTTGCGGCCTTCCATCAGCTCGTCGAGCTTGGACTTCTCGGCCTGGGCCTGGAGGAGCTGGCCGATCAGCTCCTGCACGCGGCCGGAGTCGATCGGGCCATACTTACCGGCCGCGAGCTTCGCCTGGAGCTCGGCCACCTCACCGGAAGCGCCGGTCAGGTTCGCGCGCACGCCCTGGATCGAGGCCGTCAGGTTGTCGAGCGCCTGCTTGCCCTTGGCGTAGAGCTTGTCCTCGTCGAGGGGCTTGGCGAGCAGGGTGACGCCCATCGGCTGCTTGGCGAGCGTGTCGCGCGCCTTCTGGGCCGCCTGCTGGCGCTGGACGAGACCCTGCAGGACCTGGTCGGTCTCCTCCTGGTTCAGCTTGGCGAACTCGCCGGCATGCGCCTTGGCGTCCTCGTAGGCTGCCTGGGCGTTGGCGATCTGGAGATCGTAGGTCGCGAGCTCGCGGTCCCGCTCGTTCTTGGCGTATTCCGCCTTGAGCGCGTCGGTGGACTTGCCGGCCTTGGCCGCGGCGGCGAGCGCCGCCTCCTGCTTGTCGGCGAGCTCCTTGCCGTAGAGGTCGAACAGCCGGAGCTGGTCGCGGCCGTTCTGGTCGAACAGGCGCAGCTTCTCGTTGGCCGTGCGCGTGGCCTGGTTGATCTGGTAGTCGGCGCTGACCTGGGACGCGCGCTGCTCATCCTGCGCGATCTTCTCGCGCTGGTCGGAGATCTGCTTGGTCAGCTCGGCCAGCCGGTCGTTGCGCGAGCCGGCGCCGACGTAGATGCCGACGCTGGACACGCGCTTCTTCTCGGCCTCGAGCGCGGCAAGCTGCTCCTTCTCGTCCTGGATCTGCTTGACGAAGCTCTTGAGGCTCTCCTTGGAGGCCGCGGCGCCGAACTTCTCCACCTCCTCGCGGGCAGCCTTTGCCTTCGAGCCGAACAGGTCGAAGTAGGAGACCGCGAACGAGATCCCCATGCCAACGGCGATCAGGACCGGGGCCAGCTCGACGAGAGCGACCGCGGTCGCGGCGATCGCGGTGCGCACCGTGGCGAGCGTCGCCCGGAAGGTCACGAAGCTCGCGCCGGCGCCGGACAGCGCACGTTCCACCGAGGCGAAGCTCGCCGGCAGGTTCACCATCGAGGCGTAGAAGGTCGAGACCTGGGCGCCGGCCGCCGAGATGGCCGAGCCGATCGCGGTCAGCCCCTGAACGGCCCGGGACGCGACGAAGCCCACGGCCAGTGCTTCGCCGACCGCGAGGATCTCGCTCTTGAAGTAGACCAGCCGGCCGACGACCGTCTCGATGATGCCGATGACCCGGGTCAGCCCGACGCCGAGCTGCGTCGCGAGGTTGGCCGCGCTGGCGCCCGACAGCACCGTGTTCAGCTCGGAGGCCTTCTGCTTGACCGTGTCGAAGAACTGCCCGCCCTCGCCGACCTTGACCGCGAGCTCCTGGAAGGTCGAGCGCAGCTTGGTGACGGTGCCGTTGAAGGTGTCCATCTGGGCGGCCGCGGCGCCACCGAAGGTGCGCTCGAACTCGCCCGACATCGCCTGGATGGCGTTCTTGGCCTCGACGGTGCCGGTGGCCAGCAGCTTCGTCAGCTCGGAGTAGGTGACGCCCATCGACCGGGCCATCAGCTCGGCCGCGCGCGGGACCGCCTCACCGAGCTGCTGGCGCAGCTCCTCCATCTGCACGACGCCCTTGCCGGACATCTGCTGGATCGCGAGCGAGGCGCGCTTGAGCGCGTCCTCGGAGCCGCCGAACGAGGCCACGGCGTCGACGAGGCCCTGCATCGAGCCCTTGGTCGGGTCGATGCCGGCGCTCTTGAGCTTCACGAACACGTCCGTGAGGCCCTGGAAGGTGTAGGGGGTGTTCTGGACCTGGCTGCGTAGGTAGGCGAAGCTGTCGCCGACCTCACGCACCTTGTCGGCCGAGGTGGCGAGACCCTCGAGCACCTTGCGGGTCTGCTCGAAGCCGGCGTTCACCTTCACGATCTCAGAGACCCAGCCGGTTGTGGCCGACTGGAGGAGCGAGAAGGCGGCCCGGGTCTGGCCGAGGATCACGGTGATGTCGCGAAGGCTCGAGACCAGATCGCTCGAGGCGGTCTGCATCGCGTTGATGGACCGGACGCCCTGGCCGACCTGGTTGCGGAAGTCCTGGATCGACTGGCCCGCACGGACCATCCGGGTCGTGAAGGAGCCGTCGTCCAGCTCAAGCTCTACCCGGATCGCAGTCATCGTCTACCGCCTCGCCATCGCTTTCAGGTCTGCGAGACCGCCCCGATCGAGCTTCTCCTCCTGTGCGTCCTGTGCCTTGACCTTGACGATCATGCCCAACTGCTTGCGCAGGCTTTCCTGCATCGAGCCGTAGGCTTCCGACGAGGTCGCCGATGCTACCAACTGCAACTGCCGGAGATCGACTTCCGAGAGGATGCGGTCGATGTTCTTGGAGTAGAGCCAGAACGTCTTGAGCGGGAGCCGCATGACGTCCTGGAACTTCATCCCGTAGTGATACGAGACGCGGGTGACGAAGAAGCCGAAGTCGATCGCCTCTACGCCGCCGCCGCCTGGTTTCCCTCGGAGGCCTCGCCCTGCACCTTCTTGGTGCCGTCATGGTCCTGGGCGATGCCCATGAGCTTGTTCAGGTTCACGAGCGGCAGCTTGCGCAGCATGTCCTCGGTCATCGTCGGGAAGGCCCGCAGGATGATCTGGATCAGGCCCGAGACCTCCTGGTCGATGTCGCCGTCCTTGCCGAGCGTCTGGAGCAGCTTGGTGTTGGCGATGAAGTCCTCGACGGACACCGGCACCAGCTTGTGCTTCTTGCCGCCGAGCTTGGCCACGACGTCGGGGAACTGGTCGACTGCGTCGAGGTCGATGATGGTTGTGGAGGAGGCCATGCTGCCCTTCTGCGCTCGTGAAAATGACTTGCCGAGCGGATGCACGGCAAGTCAGTGGTGACTTATCTTGCCCCGAAAGGCAAGGGCTTACGCCGCGACGGCGTCGTCGCCGACGTAGAACAGCGTGCCGTCCTTCGGGTCCGGGTAGCCCTTGAACGTGCAGTTGAAGATCCGCTCGTTCTCCAGCTCGTAGGCGAACTGGAGGCCACCGGCGGTCGCCGCCAGCGGGATCACGAAGTCGTCCGAGGTGTCGTCGGCCGCGTTGGACTTCGGATGGAACCGCAGCTCCTTGGCGATCTTCAGCAGCGAGGTGCCGACGCCGTTCGGGATCACGACCTTCTTCTTGGTCGGATCGGTCTTGTCGGTCACGATCACCGCGCCCGGCATGATCTTGACCATGTTCTCGATGGTCGTCTCGGCCAGCGGGACCTTCGCGGTCACGGTCCGGCCCATGATGACCTCGTCGATCGGCGACTTGCCGAACTGGTCGATCTCCACCTCGTGGGTGTCGGTCGTCACCTCGACGGACACGCCGCCCTTGGTGTAGCCGAGGTCTTCCTCGCCGAAGAAGACGGAGCACACGCCCATCTTCACGTTCTTGGTATCGGAGGGCATCACAAATCTCCTTCGCTGAGCCGTCGCCAGTTGCCCTTCGCGGATCGTCTCACGCGAAGTTAAGTCAGTGGTGACTTACATTCTAGCGCAGCACGTAGCAGGCGTCCAGGTTGATCGACCACTCCTTCCCGTTGCCGTCCGAGCGAGGATAGATGATCGGCAGCGTGCGCGGGCGCAGGTAGTTCACGAACATCACCTCGGCGCCCTTGTCGTCGGCAAAGCTCCGGTCGGTGAAGGTGAGCGCGTCCATGACCTTCTTGGCCAGCGTGTCGCCGGTGGCGACCTTCTGGGCGCGCACGATCGCCTGCACCTGACCCTTGAGGTAGCCCGGGATCTCCCAGTCGATCGGCACGCCGAGGAGCGGCAGCCGCAGGAGGACGCCGGCCCGGGCGTCGGCCGGCATCTCGTCCTCGAAGATATCCTTGCCGGGCGTGCCGATCTTGGCGGCCGCGAGCAGGTCGGCGAGCAGGTCGATGCGCATCAGAGGGACTTCCCGCGGATGGCCGCGAGCACGGCCTGGATCAGAGAGGGCTGAACCTTGGGCGCCTCGGCCTGGGCCGCGCGCTCGAGGAACTTGGAGCCGATGTGCCGGCCGGGGTTGGCCGCCATCTTGGCGAGCGTGCCCGGGCCGGGGTTGCGGCTGTCGTAGTTCTCGTGGACCTCGAGGGCGTAGAGGTCGACGTTCACGCCGTCCACGAAGCCGCCGACGTCGATGTCGATCTGAAGCCGGCCGCGGAAGGTCGAGTAGCTCTTGGTCTGCCGGATCGAGTCCTCGAGCGCGTGGGTGTCGACCGGCGCGTTGAGCTTGGCCTCCTTCTCGATCCGGTCGGCGGCCGCCTGCATCACCTTGCGGGCGTTGGACGGCACCAGGAGCCCGACCGAGCGGAGCTGGGCCTGGAGCTCGGCGTCCCCGGTCATCCGCATCCCGATGTTCACGACACGACCTCCTCGCTCTCCTCGTCGTCGTCCCAGAGCACCAGGCTCGTGTCCCAGTGATCGAGCTTGCCGAACACGTCGCGCCGGGGCTCGACGCCCTCGATGCGCAGCACCACGCCGTCGATCTTGAAGCGGTCGCCGCGCTGCGGGTGGGTCTCGACCCGGAACAGCACGCGCGCGTCGGCCACCTGCTCCTCGGCGTTGCCGTGCGTGGCCGACTGGTCGGTGCGCACGCTGGTCGGCGCCACCTGGGCGCGAAGCTGGATCAGGTCGCAGCGCACGATCTCGCTCTCGGCCGCGTAGAGCGGCTCGCCCCGGCGTGAGGTGCCGATCTTGCGGGTGAGCGTGCCCGTGGTGTTGCCGATCAGGTTCATCGCGTGCCTCGGAGCGCTGCCGGCACGCGCAGGCGCGCCTCCGCATTCGGGTGGAAGATCTCGTTGCGGACCTCGCCGTAGGACGGGAGCGCCGAGCTCGGGCCCAGCGCGAGCTGGAGACCGTGGACGCCGGCCTTGCCGTGAGCGTGCTGCACCTCGGCCACCGTGATGCCGGCCTCGGAGAGCACGGCGAGCACGACCTCGTTGTAGGCGGACAGGAGCGCCTGGCGCCACGTCGTGCGGATGAACAGCCGGGACGGCCACTTCGAGGAGCGCCGGTCCCGGAAGTAGAAGGCCGGCGCCTCGGCGGACGCGATCTGGTGCTCGATCAGCGCGCGCCGGACCGTCGAGCCCTTGGCCCGGGCCGTGAGCTGGGCCTGGAGGAAGGTGTGCCGGATCGCCTGCTGAAGCTGCGCGACGTCGCGCTCGATCTGTATCGTGATCTCGCGCAGGAGATAGTGCTCGGTCGCGCTGAGCAGCTCGCTGGCAGCTTCCGTGAGCGCGCGCTCAGTCGTGTTGCCCAGATCGTCGCTCGCGTCTGAGAGCGCGTCTGCTGAGACCTGGCGGATCGCGCTCGTGACGTGACCCTCCTCGGCCGCGAGGTAGGCCCGGGCGAGCTCGTAGGCGCGGCTCCCCGCGCGCTCGACGGCCGGCACGTAGCCGGCGTCGCGCTGACCCAGCGCCTCGGTGTAGAGGGCGCCCCAGGCGTCCACGAGCGCCTGGTAGCGGGCGCCCGCGGCGTCGGCCGCCTGGGTCATGAGGTTGAGCGTCATCACGCGCGGGCGAGCCTCGAGCGGATCTCGATGAAGCCGGTGAGGTGCGCGAGCGTCTCCTTCGAGATGCCGAGCTCCAGGGGCTTGCCCGAGCGGAACATCGCCGAGCTCTCGCCGGTGGTCTTCGACAGGAGCCCCTCGGAGCGCGCCTCGTCGGCCGTGCCCGTGGTCAGGATCGCATTGGCCTCCTGGACCTGGGCGCGCAGCAGCGCGGACCGGAAGTCGGGGTTCAGCGTCTCGAACCACTCCGGGGTCATCGCCTGCCACTCGCGCGGCACGATGCGGTCGATGATGCCGCCGATGGTGTTGAAGCTGCGCTCGCATCCGTCGTCGTAGCCCGGCGGCAGCACGCGGTAGCCGAAGCGGGTCAGGCGCCGGAACGCCTCGATCAGCGCCGGCTCCTGGGCGGACTGGTCGAGGGCGTTGAAGCTCTCGATCCGCGGCATGTCGGCCGCGGCCATGACCAGGCGCTCGTAGGTGCCGAACGAGTTCACGAGGTAGCGCAGGCGCAGGCCCGCGCGCAGGAGCACGCTCTCGCGCGCCTCGATCACGCCGTCGGTCGTGGTGAGCTCCACCTCGACGACGCGCACGGCGAGCGGCACGTCGGCCGGCAGCACGTTGACCGCGGCCGGCACCTTGTAGGTGATCGACTCCTGCTCGAGCACCGAGGCGTCGGGGATCTCGGGCCCGTGCAGGACCTTGCCGTCCTCGTTGAGGACGGTGACGATGATCCCGGTCGGCTGGACCGCGACGCCCTGGGCGTTGACGAACGGGACCGTGACGGAGAAGGCGCAGCCGGCCGGGAGGTTCTTCATCGGGATCAGGCCTGCTGGTTGCCGTCGGCGCCCGGGCCGGCGTCGGAGTTCTTGGCGCTGGGCGGGGTCTGGGCCGGCGGCTTGCCGTCCTCGTCGGTCTCGGGCTCGTCGGCCTTCTCGCCGGACTCGCCGCCCTGCTCGGCGTCCTTCTTGTCGTCCTCGCCCTCGATCACCTCGTTCGGGGTCGAGGCGCCGGCGTTGGCCTGGTCCTCGCGCACCAGGTGCCCGGCGTGCTCCAGCTCGGCCTTGAGCTTCAGCTCGGCCTTCAGGATCACCTGGATCGCCTTGTTGATCGAGACCGCCTTGACGTTGAGCGGGTCCATGATCGCCCGGAGCCCGTTGAGGCCCTTGGTCTCGGCGAGCTTCTCCAACTCGTCCTTGGTGTGGAAGGTGATCGCGGTCGGGTCGATCGCCTTGGCGGCGCGGGGCGCAGCCGGGGCCTCGTCGGTGGCGCGCGCGAGCGGCTTCAGGATCTCGGCCGGCATCGACATCGAGCCGTCGGAGAGCATCCGGTGCTGGAGCGCCGGGTTCTCGCCCTCGTCGCCGTCGTCGTCGACCTCGATCAGGGACAGCGACGCGCCGATGACGACGATCTCGCGGCGGCCGACGTGGTCGACCGAGATGCCGTCCTTGAACTGGGTGATCCCGATCTCGCCGGTGAAGCCGGCCCAGCCGGGCTGAATGATCTTGATGCGTGCCATGTCAGGCTCCCGCGATCATCTGCTGGAGCGAGCCGTCATTGTCGGCCAGCGCGAGCTGCGTGAAACCGCCGACCAGGCGCTCGCCGACGAAGATCTGCGGAGCGGTAAAGGTCTCGGCGCCGACCTTGCCGGCGACGTAGGCGCGGGCGCCCTCGTCGGCCTTCATGTCGGTGTAGCTGTGGTCGTAGGCGCGGGTTTCGCAGAGCGCCTTGGCGCGGGCACACCAGATGCAGTCCGGCTGCCCGTAGATGCGGATCGCTGGCATCTGGGTCCTTGCAGGGGTTCGAGACGACGAAAGGGCGGGGATCGCTCCCCGCCCTCTGATGGTAAGTCAGTGGTGACTTATTGTCGAGACCTTAGATGTTGGTCACGCCCTTGAGACGGGCCACCGAGGTGGTGCGCTTCAGGGCCGTGCCGCAATACCACTTCAGGCGCCAGCGCTGGGCGTCCTTGCCCTCGAGCTTGCCGATCTCCTCGACCCGCAGGCCGGCAGTCGCGCCGCCGTAGAGGCCGTGGACGCCGTCGACCTCGTTGAGGCGCAGCGCGTAGATCGAGGTGGAGGCGGTCGAAGCGCCCTGGACCTCGTCGGCGGTGATGTAGTCGTTGATGATGACCGGGGTCCCATCGAACGCCGGCAGGGGCTTGCCGAAGTCCTTGACGATGATCGTGCCGGCGTCGTTGCCGCCCATGGCGCGCAGGAGCGCCTTGATCGCGCGCCAGGTGCCCTTGCGCATCATGAGCACGTCGGCGCCGCCGATGACCGCGTCACGCAGCTCGTCGAGCATGGTGAAGGAGACGGCCGCGCCATCGGCGCCGGCGATCAGCGTCTGCTTGGCCGGAACCAGCATCTTGACGCCGTCGAACTCCTTGCGGTTCTTCGTGGAGTCGCCGTTCACCAGCGTCCGACGGAACTGCATGCCGAGGGCCTTCGCCTTGGCGGCGAGCTGCACGGCGAGCTGGTCCTGGGTGTCGGACTGGGTCTCGACCAGGAAGTTGTCCAGGTCGACGTGGCCAGCCAGGATGCGCAGCTTGGCCTGCACTTCCTCGAAGGTCGCGGCGCCCTCGGTGATGTCCTCGTAGGGGTCGAGGAACGAACCCTCGGACAGCGTGGCCTCACGAATGTAGTCGTAGGCCTTGCCGTTGACGTGGACGAACGGGAACAGGGCGAACAGGTCGTCCTGGACGATGATCTCTTCGATGATGCCGCGCTCGAGCTGATCGACGCTCAGCTTGGCGGCCTCTTCCACAAGCAGGGGCATACCCATTCTCCTTGGCGACTGCCCGTGCCGGGCATAAGTCAGCGGTGACTTACAATAGGATATCCGGCACGGGTCTCATCGCCAAGCAAAATCAGTCAGCACTGACTGACTTTTTTGCACCATGCAAGGGAAATCAGGCGCCCAGGGCCGCCTTCTTAGCTGCGAGCGCCGCGCGGATACGGGCAGCGCCCGTCAGCTCGGTCGTCTCAGCGCCCGTGGTCTTGGCCTGCTTCGTGTTGTCGGTCGTCTTCGATCCGGCGCCGGTCGGCATGGTCGAGCGCAGCATGTGGTCCTTGTCGGGATCCATCTCGACGAGCTTGGCGATCGCCGCCTCGAAGCCGAGCTTGTTGCCCTGGGCGTCGACCAGCGGGGTGCGATCGGCGGCGCCGCGCGGCTTGTCGTAGGCCACGACCTTCGTGCCCTCGGTCTCGAAGTGCGCGCCGTAGACGGTCCGGGCCTTGGCAGGCGTCAGCACCAGCTTCTCGCGGATGAACGACGAGTTGCCGAAGGCCGAGCCCACGGTGAGCTCCGAGATCGTCGCCTGCGCGGCCGACAGCTCGGTGTCCTTGGCCGCGACCTGGCTGCGGATCGCCTCGAGGGCCTGGTTGTGCTGCTCGGTCATCGACTGCTTCACGCGGTCGAACTCGCCCCGGGCCTCGGCCGCGGCCAGCTCGTCGGCCGCCTTCTTCTCGGCAGCGGTGCGCTTCTCGGCGAGCAGTGCGGCGACCTCTTCCGGCGTCACCTGGCCGAACGCGGCGAGCTTCTCCTGGGCGGTCTGGGCCGCCTTCTTGTGCTTCATCGTGTCCTTGAGGAGCTTGGCCACCTCGTCGGTGATCTGGTCGCCGGCCTTGGGCAGCGTCGGCTCGGTGCCGGGCTCCGGGGTCGCGGGCGGTGTCGCGGGCGGCGTGGCCGGGGGAGTGGCCGGAGGCGTCGCGGGCGGGGTCGCCGGGGGCTCTCCACCACCGCCGGCGCCGCCCTCGCTCGGGGCGTCGTAGACCGGCCGGGAGTGGCCGAAGGGGTGGGTGAAGATCGAGTGCAGCGGGAAGCTGCGGGTGGCGTAGAACTTGGTCACTGTCATGCTCCTTGCGCCACAGTCTCTCGGGCGCGCGGGGTGATGCCGGGTCTGGGGATCAGGCCGCGGTCTTCTTCTGGGTCTTGTCCGTCACCTGACCCTGCCGACCCTTCGTCGAGGTCTTCTTGGTGTCGGACTGCCCGGAAGTCTTTGAGGCCGTGGGCGGCGCGTTACTGCGGCTCGCGGTCAAACTCTCGCCCTCGGCGCCGGCTGCCGGCGTCGTGGCGTTGAACATCAGCCGGGCCTGCTCGATCGGATCCTTCGGCCAATCCTTCAGCTCGGCGATCATCTTGTCCTTGATCGCCTTGGCGATGCCCGGGAACAGCTTCTCGATGACCTGCTTCATCTGCTCGGCGCGCACCGTCTGCGGCGCATCCATGAGCGCGAGGTTCTGGGCGACCGTGAACTCGTCGAACAGCGAGCGGACGTCGAAGGTCTCGGGGTAGGTGACGAGCTGGTCCTCCGGCACGCTCTCGCCGGTCCAGAGCGCCACGAGCTCCACGATCTTGTTCTCGACCTGCTGGAGCGACTGCGCCTTCGAGGTGAGGAGCGAGTTCAGCTTGTCGAAGTCGTAGGCCTTGGCCACGCCCGAGGAGTTGTCGATGCCGACGGCGTTGTCCTGCTTGGTCCGCTCACCCGATGCACCGGCCGTCTGGTAGATCTCGGCGATGATCTTGTTGATGACGGTGATGATGAGCTGCGCCTGCTTGGGATCGGGCGACAGGAACTTCGGCTCGCCGCCCTCGCTGTCGTAGAGGAAGGTCCGCTTGGTGCCGGCCTCGATCAGCGCGTCGTAGCCCTTCTCGCCCGGCAGCACGGACTGGGCCGGCATGGCGAGCTGGGAGAAGGTCTGGTCCTGGATGATGGCATCGAGGTTCGACAGGTAGTTCGCGGTGGCGCGATCCAGGTAGGCGATCTCGTCGATCAGGCCCGGCGCCCAGTAGAGGTTCTCGCCGATCAGGTGGTCGGCGAAGAAGCACGGCACGCGGCCGATCGAGACCTCGCCCTCGCCGGTGAGATCGACGCGCGCGTTGCCGCCCCGGGTCGTGTTGACCTCGAAGAGATACCAGTTGGTGCGGGTCCAGAGCCGGTAGCGGACCTTGACCTTGCCGGTGGCCGTGATCGGATCCTTGTCGTCCCGGTAGGTCTCGGCGACCAGGATCCAGATCAGCTCGCCATCGTCGTCGTCGAAGCCGTAGTCCAGGATGTTCTGGGGCTTGACGATGTAGGCGTAGACGCGCGCGCCGGACCGCTTCTCGTCGGCCTTGGTCAGGGTCTCGTCGGTCTTGGTCGAGTCCACGAACACCGCGCAGCGCCCGAGCTGCGACGTGGTCGACGACACCAGGCGGATGAACTGGTCGATGTTGAGGTTCGAGCGGGTCGAGGCCTTCCAGAAGGTCTTGACGTAGTCGGGCGCATCGTCCGCCCGCACGACGTCGCCCTTGAACAGATACTTCTGGACGAGCTCCACGATCTCGCGCGTGTGGTTGAAGCGGTAGGCCCGCGCCACACGGTCGTTGAACTCCTTGCGCCCCTCCTTGAGATACTTATGGATGTTCGCCTTGAACCACTCGCGCGAACCTTCGTAGGTCGCCTCGAGGAAGTTCCAGTGCTTGATCCGGTTCTCGTATTCGGGATGGCGCCGCTTCAGGAACTCCTGGAGCTGCTTCTGACTGGCTCCAGAGAGCATGTTCCGCGCGCCTCACCGATAACAGGGGTCTGAGGCCACAATGATAAGTCAGCGCTGACTTGTCTGCAACCTCAGACCGAAACGCCGAGCACGCTGATCCGCCGGACCGGGAACTTGAAGTCGATGCAGTAGCCGATCGCGTCCATCGGGTGCTCGACACCCTGCGACTTGTCCACCTCGCGGGTGCCGGGCTTGTAGATGGTCTGCTCGAAGCCGGCGATGACGTGCTTGCAGCTCCGGTCGACCCGCAGCTTCACCATGCCGTCGGCCGCCTTGAGCATCCGGTTCACCGCGTTGACGCGGTCGGCCACGGGCGGGTGCTTGCGCTTATACTGGAGCTTGCGGAAGCCGCCCTGGCGCAGGATGTCGAGATCGCTCTCGCCGCGGCCGTGCCCGCGCTGCGCGCCGGCCGGGTCGGGGAAGATGATGACCGACTTCTGCTGCTTGAAGTAGCGCCGGTCGAGCTCGAGGCAGACCTCGGCCGTCGAGGAGTTGAACAGGATCGCCTCGCCGACCACCCACACCTCGCCGTTGTCCTGCGGCTGCATGATGACCGAGGACATCGGGTCGATGTTGAAGTCCTGGCCGACCCAGATCGGCAGGTGCGGGTTGAAGGCGTAGTCGCCGACGTGAATGTTGCGGTCGAAGGCGTAGTAGACGCGCCCCGACATGGTCTCGAAGCTCGCCTCGAACTCCTGACGGAACGACTTCTCGTCCATGTTCTGGCGCGCGGCTGCGATCTCCTCGAGCGGGATGAACGGCGAGGTGATCGTCGGAAACTGCCAGGACTTGTGGTCGTTCTTGCGCAGCCGGCC